TCACGACTATTCACAGAGAACTCAATCTCTACTAAACAATCCCTCTCATTTGTGGCATTCGCAAGTTGTGGTTTATTAATCTTACGAAATGGTTTATTGAATAATACAAATGTAAGTGCATCTAGCATCGTAGATTTACCTGCACCATTTGTTCCAATAATCAAATTAGTATGATGTTGTTGAAAATCAATCTCTGTAAATTGATTGCCGGAACTTAAAAAGTTCTTATATCTAATCTTTTGAAAGGTTATCATTCTTAGGAGGGATCACAATGTCATTAGGTGTAATAATCGTATACTTGTATGAATGATACTTACAAGTCTTAATCGCAAGTTCATCGTCAACTTCTACAATATCCATATCAGCATCTTCTTCGTCGTATAGCATCATAGCATATCTTTCAGCATCATCTTCTTCTTCAAACAAAAATAACACTTTATGTCCGTGCCTATCCTGAACGGCATAAGCACCGTCATCTTTACCATCTTTGAGAGTTAGAAGATACATTTACTCCACTTCGCAAGCCTGACTATACAAATCTTGGAAGATACCTTTGATAATGTTTTTATCAAGATCAAATTCAGACTCTTCAATATAACGATTTAGAATAGAAAGTGTATTCTCTTCTTCATCAATATCAAATTCTTCAGACTCTTGAATTTCAAAGTTCTCAATTATTTTTAAATCATGAACTCCAACCGTATAAAGTTTATCAATAAACTTCTCAAAATCTTTAGGTTTTGTTTTTTTACGGACAATAACCTTTACAATTTTGTTTTCATATTCAGTTGCATTGAAGAGTTTATGATTGGTATCTTCGTAATAGATGTTATAAAATAATTTATAAGGATTATTAACTGGGGTATGAGTGAGGGTTTCCGTATCAAAGATATGAAATCCTCTTGTATCATTCACATCATTCCAATACATCTCATAAGGATTTCCTAGGTAGAAGATTTTTCCATTGTCTGATCGAGTGTGATAGTGTCCCGAGAATGTTTTTTCGAACTTCTCAAATAATTTGCAGTCCATACCATCTTCCATGACGTGGCCACGATGAGCTCTGAATCCGTTGAGCTCAAGGTGCCCCATCGCACATATGCTAGATGTATTTTTAATAGATTTGATAGTATTCTCAAAGTTTTCTGCATTGATCCAAGGTATAAACAGTATTTTTAATTTATCTAATGTAATCTCTGATACTTCACTATATGTCTTAATATTATTATAAGTTTGTAAGAGAAGTTCTGGAGAGTTTACATTATTAGTATTCTTATAATAACAATCATGATTACCAATAATCATATGAACATTACAATTTTTAAGTCTGTCAAATACAACTCTCTTTGACCACTCAAGACTTTGATAATCAATTGACTTCCGACTATCAAAAGCATCACCCATATGAATAACCGTATCAATTCCTTCTGCTTCTAAAGTAGGAAAAAATACATCATCATAGAACTTCTCAAAATGATCATGCAGGTGCTTAGATCCCTTACGTGCGCCGAAGTGACTATCGGTGATAATTGCGACCTTCATAACAATTTGTTACTTTTGCGAATGTTCTCAGTAGCAGTTAAAATCTGCAGATTATCAGGGTGGTGTTTGCCTCCCTTAGATATTGGGTGTATATGGTCTACGTGGTGTAGTATACCTGTTTCCTCTGTTAGTTTAGCAGATTCCTTGTAGATAGTCAATATCCTTTCGTGCTCTTCCTGAGTTAATACAGCAGCATCACTATACTTCTTTGCCCTGTATCTATAGGTTTTATTATTTGCCTTCTCCTTAGTTCTATAGGGAGACATCAACTCTTTATTATTGAGTTTTTCCAATCCTTTCCTTTTAAGGCAGGGGGCACAACCGGAAACAGAAACATATTTTTCATAACTACCACAATGTTTACAGGCAGTAGAACCAATATAAGTTTTCTTACCTTCTTCTATTGCCTGTAATCTATTTTGTCTTCCAACTCCAGAATATTGGTTCGGCATAGTGCTCCATAGTGTTATAGTTATTTATACACTATGGTGCTCTACCTATTTTTATATTGGATAGCGTCTTTGATACTATTATACTCTGAACTATGCCCAGAAAGCAAGCTATCATCAATAACCATTACTTCATCAAATCCAGTCTTCTCAATAATCTTAGTCTTAATTTCCAATTGCTTCTTCTCCTTCTGTATGCGTCTCAGAAAGGCATAATGAATAATCTGGGTAAAGTATGCGAAAGGGTTCGTAGACCTTTCTGGGTCGAAATTATGAATGTATTGGACGCAATTCTCAATCCCATCAGAAATCATATCTTCACGGAACATGTAGTTCACAAAGTTGGGTTTGTATGATAGATGTGTTGCTATCTTAAGAAAACACTCACCAAGATAATCTGGAATACGTGGTTTACCTTCCCATTTTTTTCCTCTTTCCTGTTTCGGAAACTCAGTGAGATCTTTATTGAAAGTCTTCATATATGACTTTTCTACCTTGGTTCGATAGACAATCATTGCCTCCAATAACTCTTTATTGTTTACATAATGTTCTGATTTCTTCTTGGGCATAATCCATTACTCTTTAAAGTATAAGTTCTTTTAATTATACCACACTTTACAAGGGCTTGACAGAACCCTTGATTATCAGTAGAATACCTTTGTTAGGGTTAAAGAGGAGGGCTTAGCTTTCTTTAGTATCTTCAAGTTTAAAGATATTCTCTAGAGATTTTCTTGCTTCTTCTACCGTTGATAAGTATCCCATCTTTCTAGAAGGTTTAACAATACCTTTAGGTTTTTCATTAGAGGAAGATTGAGGACTGTAAATATCCATATCATCTTCATCTTCAATATAGTTGGTATATATCTCAATCATTCTTTCATCATGAGTTTCTGTCATAGTAAGAATTTTATCAGGTCTTACAATAAAGAAATCATCAGATGCTAATTCCATCCATGATTTAACTTTAACGTGCATTCCATTTCGGGAATGAAGAAGTTTCATAGTAATTGGATTCTGCATTACAACTAGAGGATCACCATCATTCTCATCAATAGAAATAAGTGACAGTACTTCTTCACCGGATACTAGTTTTATAATTGCGTAAAATTCATCTCCCATTAGTTCTTTAGCGGTATGTTTACAATATCGTAATTAAAATTTTCTTCGTTATAAACTTTAATTCTTTCGATTAGATGATTAAGGGTATAGTTCCTCCTGGATTTGTAGGATATGTCGTCAGCAATGTCATAGAGAGTTGCCTTGGTCTTGTTATTGCCTTTCCTAAGCACCCTTCCAATAGACTGGAGATTCCGAATTCTAGATTTGGATGGAGAAGCAAAAATGACATTGTGGAGATTCTTGATATTAATTCCTGTACTGAATGTTCCGTATGATGCAACAATAATCGCATTATTTTCTTTTTCAGTAATCTCCCTTACTTGTTCTCGATCCTTTGTATCTACACCACCATGGACAAAAAATACTTGCCTTTCATCAACCGTATTATTATTTATCATGTGATATAGTGGCTCACCATGACCCTCAACTCTTGCAAAAAGAACTAAAGTATTACCTTTAAGATCTAATGCAAGATTTCTTATGAACTTATTTCTACGTTCATGATTGATAATATATTGAACTTCTTCTTCAAAGTTTTCAAACTTATGTGCTGGGTGCTTCAGTAGAAGTACATTGATATCCAGTTTAGCAACATGACCCTTCGCCATTAACTCTTCGGTACGAATGATTTTATACGAAGCACCAAACAATCCCTCAAGAACCCATTTATGAGTTTGTGTTCCATCAAGTGTTCCGGTAAAACCAAAACGGTATTTTGCATCCGCAAGTTTTGACATTATAGATATTAATGACTTTGATTTAAACTGGTGTGCTTCGTCTCCGATAACTACATTAAATCGTTCAAAGTATTTGCGGGGGAGTTTGTAAATAGACTGCCAGGTAGTAATAATAACTTGAGAATCCGTTTCTCTTTCCTTCCCCGCATAGATCTTGTGACAATATGAACCTACATCCCAACCATAGTCTGCAAAGTCTTTATACATCTGCTCTACTAGCGAAGTCGTCGGAACGACTATCAGAATATTTTGTTTCTTCTCAACGTAATATCTCACAAGAGAATATATCATCAGAGACTTTCCAGAAGCAGTTGGGGATATCAACAACTTTCTATTATGTTTTAAAGCGTCGTATACTCCCTCAACTTGGTAATCTCTCGGAGAATACTTGCAAATAGCATTCATATAATCTTTTACACCTTCCTTTGAGATAAAGTCATTCGTCTCAAAAGGAAGACCATAATACTTATTATCTACAAACTCATAAGTATATCCGTGGTCATCACAAAACTTTGTAACCTTATC